AATTTGTACAAAGCAATAAGAAAACAAACTGATGAAGATGTTGTTTGTTTTACTGATGATTCAATAGGGATACATCCTGATATCCATACCTATGATATGCAACCAAGAGATTGTGTAGGATGGAAGCATCTGTGGTGTAAAATCATGATGTATGGTCGTAAGGAACTTGTAAAATATAAAAAGAAAATATATTTTGATTTGGATCTTGTGATTCATGGAGATATAAAACCAATCCTTGAACATGATTGTGATTGGGCATTGATTAGATCAAAGTGGAAGGGAGTAAGATTTAGAACTCAATATCCTCATAAGGCAAACTTCAATAGTAGTGTAATGGTTTGGAAAGATAATACATGGATATACGAAAAGTGGGAAAAAGATTGGAAAAATATTATCAATAAGTATGATGGCAATGACGATTGGTATGCAAAAGAATATATAATTCCAACATATCTACCTAACATATTTTATTCCTACCGTGAGGGGTCTAATCCTTCACACTATTGGGAAGGTGATCGTAAACCATACTGTCAGTATCAACCTGACTATTCAGTGTGTTTGTTTCATCAGAAACCTGATGTTCATGAATTAGATAAGGGTGATAAACTGTATAAGATTTGGAATGAAACAATTTCATAGATTTTATAAAGAAAACTTTGGATCTTTCACTGAATCTGACAAACCCACATTCAGAACAGTCAATGTGCATGCTCATAATGGATGCAACTTAGCATGCAAGGGATGTAATCATAATAGTAGTGTGCTTGCACCCGGAAGTGGTATCATGGTTGATCAAATGCTTGATGATCTTGATATTATACTCCCAAGAATACACATCTGGAGTCACATCAGTTTATTAGGAGGAGAACCACTACTAGAACCTAGATGTGAAGAGATTCTTACCAAGATCGAAGAATTGGTGGATTGTAAAGTCAAGTTATTCTCCAATGCTCTTCTTCTTCATAAGAATCATGATTGGATTTTAGATCATATGAAAAGAGGAACGATACTAAGATTGAGTATGCATGTCAGTCCTGTAAGTAAGTTGGGAGCACAGAATTATAAAAATGTAAAAGAGTTTATAGAATATGCAGAGGATAAAGTGGATCTAGATTCAACTCTTGAGATTAGTGAACCATGGGACGAAAAATGGTTTGATATGCTAAAATGGGAGGACAATAAGTTCTATCCTCATGAAGACAATGACATAGAAAATAGTTGGAGTCACTGCTCATGTCCGCAAATGCAGATATATAATGGACATCTCTGGAAGTGTGCTAGTATAGCTTATCTAAGAGAAACACTCGGATCTACACAGCAGGTTGATGACCCTGTATGGCAGAAGTATCTAAAGTACAAACCCACTCGTGCAGATGCTCCTATTGAGGACATCTATAAGATGGCAGATGGTCAAAACAAATCACATTCTATCTGTAATATGTGCCCTGCTAATCCTAAATGGTTCAGAGCGTTCAGACAATTGACAGGTGTCAAACAAGTCGTACCTCAAACCAAAATTGACTTTTAGTTTACCAGATTCCGGAAAAAAAATCCCGGCAAAATTTTACGCTATAGGTTTTTATGCTGAAGTCGAGACTATCAATGACACCCTTTGACACCTATAAAATATATCTCGCAATGAAGAGTCACTTCACCAGAGAGAAGTATGATTACTTCCAGTATGGTGGTAAGACTAATGCTAGTGTAGATTCATTTTATAAAAGAAAGGACAGATATTTTTTCGAGAAAACATCAAGGAAGTATCCAGATGAGGAGGTCAAACAATTCTTTGTTGCTAATTTTGTGGAGTCAACAGATCCTCAGAGTCTTTGGATAGGAACAATCGCTAGGACAGGTGATGCAAATTACTCAGCATGGCAGAAGAGACAGCAGAGTTTATATTATAAGTTTACTCAGGAGATAGATGAATTATGTAAAGTTCCTTTTGCAGAGTGGTTTATAGGTAAAGGTCATCCACACATACTCAAGTGTCATCTAAGAGATGAATTGAGTATTGAGAATATGATAATTTTAGATAAGGTGTTTGGATATAAGAAGAACTTTGATAAGACTTTGACTGACCCTGTATGGGAGAAAATTAGTATGAAAATGCATAAGTATTCACCGTTTCTAAATATTGATATATTTAAATACAAAACTTACCTAAAGGAACAACTGTATGAGTAAATTCTTCAGATCACAGATCATTCAAGAAGAAATGCAGGATATATTTGAGACACAGAAAGACCTTTATGCAGTCATCATGAAGTTTGCAACAATGACTGACGAAGAAAAGAAAGATCATATGCAAAAACTCATATCACTTATTGATAAACAAGAAGTCATGTGGACAAGGTTGTCATTGTCAGATGACCCAGAAGCAAAACAAATGAAAGATAAAATTCAAATGACTTCTGCTGCTATGGGATTCAAAGAAGTTAATATGAACACAATCTTCAATAATATGAGACAGACACTAGAGAATTTGTCTAGTAAATTACATACATAATACTAATACAACACATTAGTACATGTTATCAACAGCATACCGCCTTCGGTTAGAGGGTATTTGCAAATCAATTGCAGCAGGAACAGAAGTAAGTATGGAAGATATGATATGGGCACAGAAATTGTCTAAAGCAAATACATCTGCTAGAGGTATGTTGGCAACAGCAAGAAGGATGAGAATAAATCCTAATGATTCTTTTCTGAATAACTTGAATATAGGAGACCCCGATTCAAGTAATCACCGTAGGGGTTTCGGATCTCCAGAAGATGTGATAGACTGGTTTCATCAGGACAGACCTGACGATTGGAGGCAACGAGACTAATGTTAGCATTTTTATTCACAGCAGCAGGTTTTCTAAACCTGATGTTTTACATATTTGCAATTGGATTTGTAATATCTCTACTATTAGAGCAGTGGTTGAAATTTAGACCACTCACTGCTGACTCAACAATGAACGAGAGGAACATGTACATCGTTCAGAGTAATAGAAGATACTGTTGGAGACAAGCATGGATCACTAATCTTTTTTGGTTCTTGTGTAATATTGGTTTGTATATTATCTCAAGAAATATGCAAACACCAACAGACACATTCTGGAATGGGATATAGACTATGTTAGGACTAATACTATTAATTCTATGCATCCCCTTTGTTGTGCTGACACTATTTTTTGGCACAAAAGGAGGATTTTATGACAGTGATGACTATGATGGACATGGCACTGCTCATAAGGTTTTAGTTGATGATGAAACCGAGATATAATACTTGACCTTACCTAAATAGTATGTTATATTAATCTTGTTGTATGCAAGGTGTTAATCCACCGATTTACTCAATCCGACGAATCCAACTAATCAAACTAATGTCATTCGCAAATCTAAAGAAACAGTCA